TAGATGGAACAGACTCAGATGGTTCAGATTCTGGTGATTTAGTTCACTTAGACGGAACAGATTCAGATAGTTTAAATGCTGGTAGTGGTGTATTATTAAATTCAGCTGAAGAAAATTATTTCTTATCAGTAATCAATGAAACTGCTAGTAGTGATGGTGCAGTTCATGTTGAAGTAGTTACACAAGCAAATCCAGTATAGGAGTAAACAATGACAACAGTTAAATTGATATCTGAACAAGTACAAGATGTAGAGTATATCACAGAAGAAAAAGAAGACGGAAAAAAGAATTATAAGATTAAAGGTGTCTTTATGCAAGCAGACATCAAAAATCGTAATGGTCGTGTTTATCCTATGGAGATACTTCAGAAAGAAGTTAAAAGATACAACAAACAATATATCAATGAGAAAAGAGCATTTGGTGAACTTGGACACCCAGATGGGCCAACAGTAAATCTCGAAAGAGCATCTCATATGATTACTGGATTATATCCAGATGGTAAAAATTTTATAGGTGAGGCAAAAATATTATCAACACCTATGGGTAATATAGTAAAAAATCTTATGGACGAAGGTGCAAAATTGGGTGTATCTTCAAGAGGTATGGGTAGTTTAGACCAGAAAAATGGAGCTAATTATGTAAGAGATGATTTCTATCTTGCAACTGCAGCTGATATAGTTGCTGACCCCTCCGCTCCAAATGCTTTTGTAGAAGGTATTATGGAAGGAAAAGAGTGGATTTGGGATAATGGAACACTCGTAGAATCAGAATTAATAAGAATGAGAGAGAGAATAAATACAAGAGTTCGGAAAAAACAAGCGAACGAGGACGCTTTAGAACTTGCATCATTCCTCAAAATGTTATAATTTATAAATAAATGTAAAGAAAAAATAAGGAGAAAAGTCCCATGGCTAATACAGAATTAGAAAAAACCATTGAGGAATTAGAAGCAGAAGTGTTATCGGAACTTGAAGAAGCCAATGGTGCTGATGCTCCTAAGAAATCTGCTATTCCTGCTGAAACTGTTGGAAAAGCAAAATCAAATCCAGAAGATGCACCTATGCAAGACACAGGTGCAGCTGTAGTTTCACCAACTCAAGGTGATGCTCCTGCAAAGAAAACAGCTGGAGCTGCAAAAGAAGTTTCTGGTGACCCAGCACAAAAAGGTGAAGGTAAACCAGATGCAATGAGTAAGGCAAAAGAAGCTGGACAAAATAAATCTCTTGCTGCTGGATATGAACCAGATGGTGACGAAAATCTTTCAGAAATGGAACGTGAAATGATGAAAAAAGATGAAATGATGAAAGGTATGAAAAAAGAAATGGCAAAAATGACCAAAGCAGAAATGGTCAATGCTATGTACGAAATGATGAAAGGTCAGAAGAAAGAAAATCTGATGGCTATGTTCAAAGGTATGAATAATGCCATGCACCCAGAAGGTGTGCATGACAAAGAAGAAATGATGAAAAAAGATGAACAAGCAAAGTCTGAAGCTGTCGAAAAGAGAGTAAAAGAAATTGATGTAAAAGAACACGTTGATGCATTGATGAATGGAGAAGGTGACCTTTCAGAAGAATTTAAAAGAAAAGCTGCAACAGTATTTGAAGCTGCAGTAAAATCTAAAGTTCGTGACGAAGTTTCAAGACTTGAAGACGAATATAAATCAGAATTAGATGAATCAATAAAATCAACCAAGACAGAGTTAACAGAGAAAGTGGATAACTATCTGAACTATGTGGTTGAAGAATGGATGAAGGAAAATGAACTCGCAATCGAAAGAGGCCTTAAAGGTGAGATTGCAGAAGATTTCATTTCTGGGTTGAAGCAACTATTTGAAGATCATTATGTAGATATTCCAGATGAAAAATATGATGTGTTAGAAGCACAATCAGACAAAATTACCGAACTAGAGAATAAGCTTAACGAATCAATGGAAAAAATCATTGAATTAAATGGTAAGACTTCATCTCTAGTGAGGGAACAGGTCATATCTGAATCAACTTCAGATTTGGCTGACACAGAAATTGAAAAGTTTAAGTCATTAACTGATGACGTAGAGTTCACAAGTGAAGAATCTTTCAGAGAAAAGTTAGATACTTTAAAAGAATCCTACTTCCCTAAGACCAAACCAGTTGAGACTCAAACAGTTGATGATGTGGAAACTGGTACTGCACAGGACATTGATACGACTAACTCAATGAAGGCATATATGACTGCATTGGGTAAATATGGTAACAAGTAGTGCAATTAAATAAATTTATAAATAGTAGATAAAATATAGAAGGAGAGACTAATGTTTCAAACAGAACATCTACAAGAGAAGTGGTCGCCAGTCCTTGCACACCCAGATTTACCTAAAATCGAGGATTCGTATAAAAGGGCAGTTACTACTTTAATTCTTGAAAACCAAGAAAAGGCACTTAAAGAAGATAGAAATTTTCTTTCAGAAGCCGCACCGACTAACCAAACTGGAACAGCTATAGATAATTGGGATCCAATTTTAATCTCACTTGTCAGACGTTCCATGCCAAACCTAATCGCATATGATATTTGTGGTGTTCAACCTATGACAGGGCCAACAGGACTTATCTTTGCAATGCGTTCAAGGTTCAGTTCACAAACTGGTAAGGAAGCACTTGCTGACGAATCACAACAAGATTTTTCAAACCAGAATAAAGCTGGAACAACAGGTGGTGGAGACATTACTGATACTGCAACTAACCCTGCTGTATTAAACGATAGTCCTGTTGGAACTTACGAAACTGCAACTGGTATGACAACTGCACAAGGTGAAGCATTAGGTGATAACACATCAACTAACGTATTCGCAGAGATGGCATTCAGCATTGAGAAGCATACTGTTACTGCTGTAACAAGAGCTCTTAAAGCAGAATACACAATGGAACTTGCACAAGACCTTAAAGCAATTCATGGTCTAGATGCAGAAACAGAACTTGCAAATATACTTTCTGCTGAAATTCTTGCAGAAATTAACAGAGAAGTTGTTAGAAACATCTATGTATCTTCAGTTAAAGGTGCTCAAGTAAACACAACTACTGCTGGTATATTTGATTTAGACACAGACTCAAACGGACGTTGGTCAGTTGAGAAGTTCAAAGGACTTATGTTCGCACTTGAAAGAGATGCAAACGCAGTTGGTCAACAGACAAGAAGAGGAAAAGGTAACATGATACTATGTTCAGCTGATGTTGCATCTGCACTTCAGATGGCTGGTGTTCTAGATTACACTCCTGCTCTTAACAACAATCTTAACGTAGATGACACAACAACAACTTTTGCTGGTGTGTTAAACGGAAGATATAAAGTATATGTAGACCCATATGCAGCTAATGTATCTGCAAGTCAGTACTATGTTGTAGGATATAAAGGTACATCACCATATGACGCTGGTATGTTCTACTGCCCATACGTTCCATTACAAATGGTTCGTGCAGTTGGTGAACATACATTCCAACCAAAAATTGGATTTAAGACAAGATATGGTATTGCATCTAACCCATTCCATACAGGGACAGTTGCAGCTAGTGCTGAGGGAGCAATCTCAATTACTGCAAATACTAACAAATACTATAGAAGAGTTAAGGTTTCAAACCTTATGTAATAATAAGAAACTTGACTATAAACTAAAGAGGGATTTTTATCCCTCTTTTTTTTGTTATAAATAATAGTATGACAACACCACAATCACCAATTTTTAGACAACCAACTCAGTTAGATTATGCAAGTCCAACTCAGTTTAAGTTTGGTATAAATCAATTGCCTAAAGTTGAATTTTTTACAACACAGGCCAATGTGCCTGGCATATCTTTGGCAGATGCAATATTTCCAACACCATATAAAGACATACCAGTTATGGGTGATAAGTTGACATATGAAAATTTGACTATATCTTTTTTAGTTGATGAAAATTTAGAAAACTATATATCATTGCACGAATGGATGACAGGTATTGGGTTTCCAAAAAGTAGAACACAATTTTCTACATTTAGGTCATCAACATCAAATACACCAATTGCAACTCAAGGTTCAAGTAATGATATTGGTGATGTCAAACCTTCAACATCATCAAGAGGTATGTTTGGTGATGCAACTTTAACAATTTTAACAAATAAAAATAATCCAATAGTAGAGGTAAGATTTCAAGATGTTTATCCAGTATCACTTGGAGCCTTATCATACGACCAAGCAGCTGCTGATGTTCAATA